ATCTGCTCTGCCTAAAGCTCTGCGCATTTCATCTAAAGATAGTTTTTCGAAAGCGACAGAAGTATCACCATTGGATACGGCAGACTCAGATTGAGCACGTTGTTTTTCAGATCGCACAGAAAGACCTTCCTTCTGTACGCGCTCAACTGCTTGCTTTGAGTAGTAATCTACATCCATTCCACGAGACATAACATCTAGAGCTTTTAAAAACTTTACAGAGTTTAAATACTCAGGTTTAATTACATCTTGCAGTTCGGCAGCAAGCTGTTGCATTATAGGTTCTCGTCTAGAATAGTCGGGATTTTCCTTCTTTTGTCTCCAGTAATAATCAGCACCTTCGGCCTGAATTTGCTGAATAGTCTGTTTCTTAAATTTGGAAGATACCGATTGATTAAGCTCTTTAAGCGCAAGCTTAATAGCTTCTTTCGGATCTTCTTCAAACTTAGATTCGAAGACAGTTACAGGGTCCACTTCTTGTTCTAGTTCGACTACCTTAGCTGGTCTTTGGGTAGGCATTTGCATCGCAGACATGCGCTCTTGCTCAAGTTTGCGATATTGCTCTTCCAGAGACTCTCTCTCTTTTCGAGTAGAACCTAACTCCGACGCTAATCTACCGCGTTCTTTTTCAAGCTCGCGATATGCGTGGATGATCTCCAGTGGAGATTTACCCACAAATTTTTGTGGAATTGCGTTTGCCTCTTCCGCTGCTACAGATTGACCAGAAGCAGAGATCTCCTGGGTCTGAGGCTCAATTGCAGCTTGAGCCACGCTTTCTTGCGAGGTCGCTTGCGGTTGCGCGATTTTCTCGTCTTGCATGTTAGACTCCTTGGTATCAGGTTATCCCTCAATGGGGGCCTGGTTGTTTTCTTCCAAAGCCTTTCCTTCTGCGATTTTATAATCGACAAAAGTTAAGACATTTTGGTAAGCCTTTATAGCCTCTTGCAGGCGTCTAATCTTTTCTATATCTTGCTCATAAGCTAACTTATCTTTCAAGTCAGTTGTAGTAGCAAGCAATAAATTCTCAATAATTTTCCACCCTGAATGTCCTTTTAGGGTAGATAATGCTAAACCTTCTTCAATTATACGTGTGACTTCTTCTTCAACTACTTCGTCTTTTCCAGATAACTCTCCGGTTTCTGGATTCCATAATTGAATCTTTTCGTTTTCGTATAACATATTATCCTAATCCTAGTGTGGCTAAAACATCTTGGTTTGGAACAACATTTAAATTTGGTTGACCTGCATTAGGTTGTGGTGCAGCCATACCTTGTTGAGCATTAACAGCTTGTTGAGCTGCCAATTGCTGCATTTGCATTTGTTGTCTTTCTTCTGCAGAGTTTACAAAACGTTTTACTTGACGACCTAATAACGGTCTGAGTAAAGCCTCAAGTAACACTTCGCTTTTGACTGTTCCTGGTTGAGAACTTTCAATAGCTTGTAGGATTTGAGATACTGTTTGTATCTTTTGAAACTGCCCCTCTGGGCCTCCGGTATCGAGCGTCGTCTCGACTACGAAATCGAAGGCCCTGAAAAATGCATCCGCTGGTAATTGAACAAATGGATTTGGAGAATTGGGGTCCATTACTCTAACCCATTTGTCTTCGGTTACAAACTGTCGGTTTGTTAAAAGCATTATCTTAGCGACTTGTTTAAAGTACATTTCAGATAACATTCTAGCTTTTAAGCTAACACGAGAACTTGCAAAACTTTGAATAAAATTAACACCAGTAGCAGAACGACCAAACTGTTTTCCGAGATTAGTTGCAACCGGCGCTGCGTTGACCAAAGCCGTCGCGTTCTGTATATCGTTTTGTATAAACGCCATTTCCTCACGAGAACCAATTGATGGGTCCATTGGAGGAAGCGGCTTAATTGCATTAATATCGTTAGTCCAAATAACTCCATTAGGACGAGCGAATAAGCTTTTTGTGTTAATGCCAGCTGCGCGATCAGCAATCCACATGGGATTAACAGACAAGTTGATATTATCAAGGCGGGCATTACGCAGTGTGTTAGCCTCTTTAATAAGAGATCGAACTGCCATGAGTTCTGGGATACCATAAAATTCGGATTCTCTGATATAGTTGGGGCAAGCTACAAAAGGCTTAAACTTATAGTCGTAGAAGTTAGCTTCGCAGCGTAAAACTACATCACCATTTGCTACAACGATGATATACTCTTCAAACTTACCATCCTGATTAGGATCAAATAAACCCCAGTATTCCCAAATTTCAATGCTGCCTTCTTCTTTGACACCTTTTTCGTTGTCATTTAATCGATCAAATTCATCTCGATAGGCATCGCTATAATATGGTCTAGCCCATGCATCAGCACCTTTTACGTCTGTGCTTACTTGGACTTCTTCTGTGTTTTTGTAGAGGGGGTTATTCTTAATGGCGGCCAAGGTTTTATAAGTGCGATGAACACAGCCGCGCATATTAGCAACATCCCCCGGACGCTTAATAGTCCAGTCAGGGAAGAAATCATAAATTGGAATAAGTTCCATATCCGGTCCATCAAATAGTACCTCCAGCACAGGACGTTTTACTTGTACTGCTACTCCGCTAACAGGATCAACTTCTGTTACACGTCGCATGGTTTCCATTTCTTTGTATCGATATGGGATTTTTGCAAAGGCAGTACCATCTAATAGCATTGCTTTAATGAAAGCAGCTGTCTTAGATTGAAAATTCATTTCTTCAAACTGATGAATGTGAAAGTCGGTCATTGCATCTTCGAATTGTGCATCTTGTGCATCTTGACCTTTGAATTGTATTACACTACCCCCTCTAAAGAAGATATCTACGATTTGCGGAGTTTGTGTTTCAACAATTGTAAAACCAAATGGAAGCTTTAAGTTAGCTCTTTGTACGACTGATCGACTGGAAGGACTCCAATTTTCATAGAGTTCACGAGATTTACGTGCCAATTCTACATGAGGTTCACGATAAAGATCACTATTTCTCATGAACGCACGAACTACGCGTATAGCATGAAGCTCTTTAGTACGCTCTTTTTGTTCGTTCTGATCTCTTTCAAAAGGATTTTTCATATGTTATCCAATAATAAACCCAGTTTCTGGATCGATTACAACTTCACCAGGTTCATAGTTTCTTTCTTCTGACATTGCATCCCAGTCTCTAGAACTAGCCATTTCTTCTGTTAGCGCTGCTGCCATTACTAAATCATCATGAGCATCTGCTGCTGCTTCCCGTTTTACGGTACCACCATTCTTACTGGAAATTTGTACAAAAGTTGACATTTCTGAGATTAAGTCTTTATCTAAAATAACCAGCTTACCTTCTTTAGCAGCTGACTTTAGTTTCTCAGTAATCAGAATCTTACTCTGATTCGTTGTCAAGAATCCAACTTTCTTAGTTGGTTTATTTGTCATTTCATCTATCGTCGATCTTTTATATAGATTGCGATAGTTCATTTCTTTTAAAACATGTAATACTACGTGGCCGTGATTGTTGCTTTCAACACACATCCAAGCATTATTATAGAACTTACCAAGCTTAAAAAGTTCCCTAGCAAAATCAGAGGGAGCAAGATCACCCCAAATACGAGCAACAAACTTATTCGTTTTATTGTCCTTGACATAAGCTGCTCCGTTGTCTTGCCCAACACCGCCACTTGGGTCTGCACCGATTGAGTAGGTATGAGATGGATCAGGCTCTTCCCAAATGGCGATGCAGCCTTTTGGATCATCATGAATTTCCATTCTATTACCATCAGCAATAAGATGACCTACAAATATAGGATCTCGTGTATTGCGATCTTGCATTTTAAGAACACTACTGGAGAAGACATTTGCATCACCAGTTAAAAAACAATCTTGATCATTTGTGGGATATTCGTTTTCAAACGATTCTTCATCGCCACCACATTTAGCTTCAATACACCAGCGTCGCCAAAAAATATGATTCTTAGTTATTTTACCTTTATAACTTTCCAGTAATTCTCTTTCTCGATTTGTTAGAACCCCATCATCTGGAAAATCCCATTCATCAATATTCTCTGGATAGTATTTAAACCAAGGAATAAAACATCCCTTGTAAGGCGCAGTCTTACCTTTTGAACGCCAAGACTGCCAAAGTCTATAAAACTCACCAGCTCTACCAGCTGCAGTTGATTCTAGAGTTATCTCACCATTGTCTGGTACCCCATTTAATGAACCAACTAATCGATCTTTGTCAATTCTCGCTGCTTCAGAGACGTGCATGAAGTGGATCGTTTTTCCCCGAAAATCATGTAATACAAGAATAGAAGACTCCAAGGGACGACCAAGACCGTCACTAGCAAAAGACAACGCTGTATTGGAGTCGCTTTTTTCCACCGGGCGATAAAGGTGACCCCAGTCTCGTATAAACCAGTTATAACAAAATTTAGTAATGTCGTTAAAGATCGTTTTAACCACTTGTAACTTGTGGCACAGAATGCCAGTACGCATGTTA